CCTCGGCCGCGAGGCCGGTTCGACCGCCTTCTGAAATGCCGGTGGCATACCGATATGACGTTTCTCCAACGGATTGCACCGCGTCGACCAACGCATCTTTGGTTTCGCCAATCAACTTCCCTATCTTTTCTGCTATATCAACACCTTCAGTTTTGACTGCTGTAAATTTAATAGTGGCAGGAAAAGACTTTGATAGTGTGAGGGGATATTTAAAATTCCGAGACTCTTCCTGCGATTCTTCTGAAGGATCTGTGGCTTCTCGATTAACGTCTTCGGTAGATTTTTCTTCGGCGATCACAACTTCTTCGGTTGCCGTGTTCGGTTCTTCGCTCCAGTACTGGCGGCGTTCACTTCGATTTTGTATAGTGTCCATATAAGACCTAATAAATATGTTTATCTTAGTTTATTTATAGAGTTTTTATGACATATAAAGGCAGGTATCGAGTTAAAAATCCCGAGAAGTATAAAGGCGATTATTCAAATGTCGTCTACAGATCTTTATGGGAGAAACATGCGTTCAAATGGTGTGACCAAAACTCAGAAATAAAATATTGGTCAAGCGAAGAAACTGTCATACCATATCTATATGAAGTTGATAGAAAGTACCACAGGTATTTTATGGATTTGAAAATTGTTTACAAGTCAGGAAAAACCGTTCTCATAGAAATAAAGCCTGAAAAAGAACTGTCACCTCCTAAGGGTGATCGTCGCACTAAGCGTTATATCAATGAAGGATTGACGTATATAAAGAATCAAAACAAATGGAAAGCGGCAAGCGAGTATGCGAAAGATCAAGGGTGGGAGTTTCAGATCTGGACAGAAAAACAACTTAACGCAATGGGAATAATGCCCAAGTCCACTAAACCATTAAAACCTTTCACGAGGAAGAAAACGAGTACAAAAAAGACTAAATAGAAAGTATGAAAATGGTGTTAATAAAGTTAGGGTCGTTTCGGGGAAAAGGGATATGAAGGTTGCTATGTGTTTTTCTGGTCTGCCTCGAGGCAATTACAAAGAAAATATAACGAGATTCCGAAGAATTTTTCCTGATTATGATTTCTTTTTTAGTACTTGGCGGGGGTATGAAATAGAGGGCGAAAATTACACGATCTACGAAGAACCAAAATCCGACCATTTAAATGCTCTATGCAACGATAAAAAAATTGGCAGAAAATATAACGCAAAGGTATTAGCCTGGGGATACAAACAGATTATAGGACATTCGTTACAATTGCTTTTTGATGTCCCTAGAGAATATGACATGATAGTTCGGTGTCGATACGATTCGGAACTGAACGAAAAAATAGATTGGGACCATTTTGTAAAAAAATCATACAACAGAAATACCATATTCGGATTTAGTTCGGAGTCAGGTGAAATTTCAAAGGGATTAAAAAGATGGGATTCAATTATAGAAACTACGGGAAAATACCAATACGCCAGATTAAACGACATGTTGATTTTTCATAAAAGAAACGATTTCTCGTCTGAAAGAGTATTTGAACTGTTTCGAAAAGAGATATTACAACCAAGTGAACAGGGATGGGTTCAAGCGTTTCCTGATGCTGTTTTCCCGATGAGAAAATATGCGATTAAACTTCCGGTGTTTAGATGTTTTGTTGGCGGGCTTAGTTTAGATAGGAACGAAGAACAAATTTCACTCATGCATGAACCAAGGGTCTTATAGTGTCAAATCTTTTTCAGACAGTAGAGTTAGAAGCGTTTCGAGCGGGTATCACGCCACGCACCAAAGAGTCCCGTGACTGGTTTCGAAAGAAAGTGCAGAACATGCGCAACCTTAATCGTAGAGCGTTGATGAATGAAGATCCTGTTGAGAAAAGGTCGAAACATGCTTCTGGATCTATGTTCATGTTCTTCTACGATGCGAAGAACAGAGACACGCTCCCGTATTGGGATTCGTTTCCCTTGGTGATTGCGATTGGACCGGCGGCAAAGGGGTTTTATGGTATGAATCTACACTATCTACCGATACCTCTTCGTGCTAAGTTTCTTGACAACCTGATGGACATCACCAACAATAAAAAGTACAACGAGTCAACAAGGTTTGAAGTGTCATATCAATTTCTAAATCGGGCGGCAAAGTTTAAGTATTTTAAGCCTTGCTTTAAACATTACTTAACAAGTCAGATAGAAGGAAAACTTGCGTACATTGCCCCTCCTGAATGGGAGATTGCAACATTTCTTCCAGCCGCTCAATGGCAGAAAGGGAAAATGGGTCAGGTTTATAAAGATTCTCGGAGAATAATGAATGCTTAAGTCGGGAACAATAGAAGAATTAAAATCGATCGTCTCAAAAGGCCGCGGTCTTGCTCGAACAAATCTTTACTATGTGTATCTGCCTTCGTTAGAGCACCATAGTTCATATGAACTCGGAGTCCTTTGTACAAACGTTACTTTGCCCGCACGACAGTTGACAACTGTTCAACGTGAGTTGGGAATTGTGAAACAAGATGTCGTTTATGGTTTTGTCAACCCGAATGTTTCTATGACCTTTCGAGTGTTGAATGATCAGTCTGTTCGTGAATACTTTGAAGAATGGCAACGACTTGCTCTGGAAAAATATGATGACATCGAAGGTAGATACGAATCATCCTACCCAGATCAGTACTGTAAGAAAGTAGAAATATTTCAGTTAGAGAAAGGTGTGAGTTATCCGATCTACGACAAGCAAATTGAACTGGGCCCAATCAATATTAATTTTGATATTGATATAGGAAGTTCGTTTGATAAGAATTATAAATGGACTCTTGACAGAGCCTTTCCTGTAAGCATAACAAACGAGACCTTCTCGGACGCCTCATCAAATGAGATAAGTACAATTACAGTAGAGTTTTCCTACCACTATTGGGAAAGTGAAAAATTAACACCTAAAAACAAAAATAGAAATGCGGTGAGTGGGCTACTAGGTAGCATTGCAAGCAATATTTAATTAATGGAGATAAAATATGTCGTTACCGACGCTGAATGAATTACCGAAATATGAGTTAACATTACCATCAACGGGTAAGAAGATTAAATTCCGACCGTATTTGGTGAAAGAAGAAAAAGTTTTGATGATGGCGGCAGAAACAAAAGACGCCAACCAAATTATGAACACAGTAATTGATACGGTTAGTGCTTGCGTCACTAGCGATGTCAACGTTTCTAAACTAACTACCTTTGATCTCGAATATCTTTTTATTAAGTTGCGAGCAAAATCTGTCGGTGAAAAGGCCAGTTTAAACATTAAATGCAAATCGTGTGAACACGAAAATTCATATGAATTAGACCTTGACGATATTGTTTGTGAGTCGAAACCGCGTAATAATATAATCGAACTGGACGATAAGGTTTCGGTGCAAATGAGATATCCTAGTTACGTGGATTTAAAAGACGTTGGGGACGAGGAAGAAATGGGATTTAATATCCTCTCTAGTAGTCTTGAAGCAGTGTTTTTAAATGATGAAAAAATTAACATCGAAGACGAAACACAAGAAAGTATTAAAAGGTTTTTGGAGTCAATGACTCGCGAACAATTTAAAAAGGTCACTAGTTTCCTGTTTGATATACCCAAGGTTGCGTGTGATATTGATTTTGATTGCGTTAAATGTAACGAACATACCCATATTGAACTGAGAGGTATTCAAGATTTTTTTTAGTGTGCCTCTCGCATGAAACTCTGGCGAATCATTATAAAACGAGTTTTTTGTTGGCGAGGCACCATAAATATTCATTGACGGAACTTGAAATGATGATGCCATGGGAAAAGGAGGTACATCTAATCTTGCTCCTACAGGCGATGGAAGAAGAAAAACAATTAAGAGAATCGTATGGCAACTCTGGATGACATCGTTGAATCAAATATACTCAATGCTGAGTATCTTCAGAACATTAACGAATTACAAAAAGATCAATACAAAGAACAGATCGATACTGCTAATAGTATGGGCAACTTGGACGATCGTTTTAAACAATTTTTCATAAGTCTTAGACGAGAAAGATTGAAAAATGAAGAGACTCTCCGCGAATCTAGAGAGTCTGCTGGAGACGAAAGTATTGGTCAGGGTGGTTCTGAAAGCACTTTCAAAAAGGTAGCTGGTGCTGGTGCTGGTATTGGTGTTGGTATGGCGGCTCTGGGTCTCGGCATCGGCGGATTCTTTGCTGGACTTGCCGCAGGCGACAAAGCACTTACATGGATGAATACCGATCTCACGAAACTCACTGGCGTGATGAAAACGTTGACTGATGGTTTCGCTGAAATGAACACGGACGGATTGCTTAAAGTTGGTGGTTTATTAGCTGCGGGTGGTGCAATGGGGGCATTGCTTGGTCCAGGCAAGTCTATGAAAGCTGGTTTCGGAATGTTTATGTTAGGTGCTGGTATCGGAGGGTTTTTCGCGGGACTTGCTGCAGGCGACTCGGCCGCAAGTTATCTCAACGCGGACGGTGTTGCGATAAAGAATATTATGGTCAATCTAGCAGAAGGACTAGGAGCGTTCGCTGGAAAGGACCTAGCTGTACTTGGTGCTTTATTGGCGACAGGCGGATTGTTGGGTGCGACAGGCATGGCAGGACCAGCCGCAACTGGCCTTGGACTTCTTGGTGTTGGTATCGGCGCGTTCTTTGGGGGAATCGCCGTAATTGGTGAACTCGCGAGCGTTCTTGGTGCTGATGGATCTGGTATGCGAGACATTATGGTCAATCTCGGTACAGGTCTGGCGGCCTTATCAAACGACGACATTGATATGCTTAAATTGATCGCATTCGGTCCAGCGGCCAGTTCTGTGGCGTTGGGTATAGCAGCGTTAACAGCAACGGGACTTGTCGCAGGTCTTGGTAATTTTGTTTCAAAGATCTTTACAGATTCTAATGAACCTAGTGTGTTCGAGAGAATTGGAAAGGACTTAGAAATTTTATCAAGTCTGGACATTTCAAATCTCGCTGGGTTCGACGCGTTGTCTAAATCTTTATTTCAACTCGGAGACGGGATTGACAAAATCGCTAATGCGAACATGGACGATTTTAAAAGGAATATCGAGAACCTTGGTAAGTCGATAGCGTTCGCTATTCCTATTTTTGATAGGATGTGGAACGGCGGACTTCTCGGAGAAGGATATTTTGATGGATACAGTCAGGTTGATTTCGGGAAGGGATTAAAGAACTCACCCATATCTGAGATCAGTAGTGTTATGGCCAAAGCGGCAGATATACCCATAGGACAGGCAGTGGAGAGAGGAACGATGTCTTCAGTTGAAAGTGTCGCTAGCAATAACGTGACTGTGGTTAACAACAACACTAACGCACCTACAAGTGTGAGCAATCAAACTAGTGTGTCTAATGGTGGTAATACTATACCTTCTGCGACAATGTCTAACGGGACAAGATCAGACGCATATGCCGGAGCATAAAAAAAGGGGACTTTCGTCCCCCCATAACCTTTAAGGTTTATACTAAGAGTTAATCTTCAGCGGCAAGTTTCGCAAAGTATGAAAGAGTATCCTCTTCACCATCTGCGCTCATTGACTCACTAGATTCTCGTGGTTGTACAGGGCTACTAGTTTTCATTGGTTCTGGTGCGCTCGATGTATCCATCGAAATCTCTTGACGAGTTGTGTTCGATTGACCCAGAACAAGAGCAAGACGATCAGCGAGTTCCTCACGAGTCTTGTAGTTCGCTGGATCCGTAAACTCATTCAGATCATATAACCCTTCATAGATCTGTTCTAGTTCCGAATCATCACCATTCAACAACGGTGCTGGCGAAGCAAACTCTGACTTATCATAGTTACGATAACCCTCAACATTTCGAATCTTCAGTTTGAATGAAGCACCTTCCCAGAAATCAAAGGGATTTACAGGGGTCTCATCAGCAAACTGTGGTTGCATCACATCCATCATCTTATCAAAGATTTTCTTACCAAAGGTGTACAGGAAGACTTTGCCTTCGTTCTGTGGGTTAGCCGGGTCAGATTCGACCAGAACATTTGACACATAGTGAAGTCGACGCTTCTGAGTACGAGCAGTCTCTTTGTCTGATTCTACACCAGAGTTCCAGAGACGAGAGTTGTATTCACCAACAGGATCTTGTTGACCAATCGAAGTCAGAGACTTTTCGATATACCACTGACCAGTTGGACCTTTGAATCCGTGATCCCAGTATCGAACCCATGGGAGTTCATTACCTTCGGGAGCAGGTAGAAAACGCAGAACAGCGTACCCATTACCTGCTTTATCAACAGTGGGTTTCCACTGTCGCTCGTCAACATAGGACTTCTTATCAGTGGGTGCGTCACCTGCACTTGCGGCAGAGACGAGATCAGAGATAGAGTTGCGATTACGCTTGAGGTTTGAAAACGACATATATATTTCCTTGTATGTTTTGTATGTTTTGTATTACAGATTATCCACGTTATACATTATATAAGAATAGCATTATACTATAAAAAAAATGAAAAGTCAATCGTTATTTATTCGAAAGACAATTCGTTACCCCGAGGAATGAAATTTAATTTCATTGCCTCTGCTTCGATCTTACTCCTAATTGGTCCTGAAATGTATTTCTTCACATCTTCTTCATCAAGTTTGTTTTTCTCACAGAAGTACAACACAGCATCAATGTAACTAAGATTTTTATAACGAACAATCTCCTCGATGCTTTTCGAAAACTTGTTCTTGTTCATCATCATACCACTAATAGTCATTCTAACTCCTTAGACCAGATTTGTCCTACGTCCTTATAAAATACACCAACGGTTCGTTTAATTAAACCATCTTTATCGAATGCTGGTGCGATACACAAATAGTTGACTTTATTCTCTCGAAGTTCACCATAGTGTGAATCGAGCCATACACCAGACTTTAAATACATCTGAATGTTGTAAACATATGTTCGAGCGATTATCTCCTCTTTTGTGGGCGTTTCATTTTTCTTAAAAGACGCAACATACTTTTTCCAATGTTCAAGCCACTCCTTAACTTTTGTGACATGGAGAGGATGATCGTCATCTAAGTCATCTAAACTCGAATGAATTGGTGGGTCATACGTCATTGTCTCACGAAGTTTCTCAACACGATTTATCATCGACAACAGTTGGGTCTTAAACTGACCTTTTATCTTTTCGGGCATGTAACCAAGTCTATATGCTTTCCACCCGTGTTTACAAATTGTTGAAAGATACACGTCTGGTACACGGATCATTTCACTGTACAAATCCCAACCACTATGATCACGTACCCACTTCTTTGATGAATGTAGGTATTCTTTGTTACTCACTTCCATATGAACAAAATACTCACAATCTCGCCACGCTTTAAGACGATCTTCTTCTGTCTCCGCCGCTTGGAGTTTCTTCCAATCTGGGGCTGGAGTTATAGTCTTTTTTTCTTTAGGTGTAAACTTTTTAACTCTGGGCGCCATCTTTATCTCCCGTTTTCTTTTTCACAACCTTTTTGTCTTTGTTGAAGATCTTATTCCAGTTATTATTAAACGTTTTCGGGTCCACTGAAATTGGTCTCGGTTTGCTTCCCTTTCCGTTCATACTCTTTCCACCATTCTGGAGCCTCTCGTTTAGTCCACTTAGCGAATGATCGCTTGTCTTCCCAATAGAACTGTCTGTATGAAGTCATTGAATCACCTTCGACAATACATTGAGGATATTGTGACATTGCTGGTGTTGGTTCTGTGAACCCTTTGCTTTCTAATTTCGAAGGAGGGAGTAGTAGAAAATACTCTAACTTTCGATACGATTCATGTACACGCCCATAACGATGTTCATACTCATGCGCCAACTCGAACCAAAGAGAATGTAACCAATTGTAATTATCAGCAGATTCTCTTACCCATATTGTAGATGGATGATTTACATGACACGCTTTGTACAAGGTGTGATTCATAACACTATCTGGATGAAAATACCTCTGGACTTTTCGACCACTTGTTGATCGACCGTACCAAAAGTCACCATCTACTACTCGATGAGTAGTGGACAGAAGCTGGGCATATTCGACCGTCATCTTACACACATGAGCATCACAGTGATCTTTTGCGCAAAGGAAAGGGTCTTTGTTTAGATAAAATATATTCATTTTTTACCCCATATTTTTTATAGCAATCTTGTACACCTCACCAAGAATAGCCTTCTCATGATGTGAAAGACTATTATACAACTTTTTATCTTTACGTGCAAGCTTTTTTATTTTGCGCATCATTTTTGCTTTCTTTGCGTTCATATGATAATACCACTCGTAGACTTTCGATATTCACGTTCAACTTCGGTTGCGGTCTTAATTACAAACGCAACTGTCCCCTTATTGAATCTGACTTCGTCGGGTTCCTGTATCCCAGTCATGCATACAGCAGGGATAAACGCAACGCCGCTTTCAGTTTGAGTCAGAAGTCGAGGATCAGCAATCACGTATTGTTCAGATGTTTCTTCAACATACTTGCCTACAAACTCACCGGTCAGTGTCACGATCGACACAATATCATTTTTATTCATTTAACTTCTCCATCAATTGCTTTGGCGATATCAGGGAAATGTTGTTTGATAATCTCCCAACATTGTTCTGCTACTTCCATATGTTCTTTCTGTGTCCCATTACTTCTTCGAAGATCACAGTAATGCAACCAAGATCGAAGTGTGCCAGACATGTACAGAGTAGTCTGAGTGTTTCCTTCGGGCAACACTGCTCGGGCTTGTTCTTTCGCAATACCATTTTCAAGTGCCCACTTATATACCTCTTTGCTCTTGTTGATAACTTCACGTTGTTTCATGTTCCAGTTTTCAACTAACCGATCACCATCATTCGTGATCTCGATTGAGTTCTGCCTGTTCTTAGGGTCTTGTAATCTTGCCTCTCTCGAAACAAAATCTTCACTCACAGCATAACGCTGACTAAATTCTTGGAACGAGAACGACCGATGTCTTATGATCTGTCGTGAGATATCACGGGTTGTTTGAATCTCTAAGGTCATTGATACCATTTCAAATGGAGACCAATGATTCTCTCGAATAAGATACTTCAGAAGTTTCGCCGAAGTAACCGCATTGTTTTGATTGCCTGGGTTACTCACCCTTGCAGAATACGCAATCAAATCGTTTGCGGTATTACATCCAGTTGATGCTGACGGTTTTGTCAATCCTACCAATGACACTTTGCTCATTTTCACGCCTTTTATTGTACCCAAGTAACACTATACTTAGGTGGTTTATTATCACAGGTATAATTATTCTCTTCGATAAAGTTAATCACGTCAACACACTTACCGGATGAAGTACTTATAAGAACTTCTGGCCGATTAAGAGCATCAACAAGCACCAAGACCAAGCCAAGGTACATAAGCACTCCAACAGCAAGGGCAACAAATACCTCTCTCGGGTTACCATAACGTTTTTCATTTTCCATAATCAAACCTTCTTCAAGTATTCATCCAATTCACTCACATTCTCTTTCGCTAAGTTTAACGCAATTTCAAGCACCGTTTCACTATTTCCTTCGGCTGCTGAAATCAACGTCTTGAGTACAGAGTTGGCGACCGCGAGATTTGATCTTGCGTCTGAGTAGGATAAAAAGTAATCATCATACACCATTTTATATCTCCTTCATTATCAATAAAAAAATCGATGAGTCACGCCACGTAGCAATAATTAGCAATTTTCGCAAGCGTGAACTCATCGTAAAACCCCTCTTAACGAGATACTAACCGATCAAACTCTCTTTCTGACATGACAGCATCACCGAATGATCGTCTCTTCGCAACATACTCGGCATAAGGGCTGTATCCACCAGCACGAATTCTGCGAGACTTACCACCACCCATCAGAAAGTTTGCGTTGAGATACGCCTTCTCACCTTCGAATCGAACAAAGTAAGGGTCTAACTCAACCAACACCCAGTCACTCATAGTCTTTTTACACGCCGTGTTCTTGCGAGTGTCGATTCGGGTAATCTCACCTTCAAGATAACCAGCAGCAGATTTCCAACCAATCGTCTCACCAACAACAGCAACATCAAATGCTTTATAGTTAATCATTATACAGTCCTCACAATGTAAGCGGGTTTACTAGGGTCTAATCTCAAAGTGCTATCCAACACTTCCCATGCAGCCTCAAACTCGGCAAAACCTTCTGCCATTCGAGGGTTACACAAGGTCTCGTCTTCTCTCAATGCAGTCCACAAGGTCTCAGGCAAGACGTGGTGACGTGTTGCGCGACGAGCAGCAACGTACTCGGCATAAGTCTCATAAGATGCAGCAGTCTTTGTCATTTTTTCCATCTTTAGGTCTCTCTCTTCTCGTTGATTACATAGTAATTATACAGTAGATGATGTGAAAACACAAGCGNTAAGTTACTGATTTATAAGAAGAAATATAAAGAAAAAAACCCCCGATAAATCAATGACTTGCGAGGGTAAAAAAGGAAGTTTTTTCATTTTTTTACATGATATATTTTCATGTTAAATGGGAATAACGTGCATGTTATTCTCTGCTTTCTTCTTTGCTCGATATTCACGTTGTTGTTCAAGTACCTTTTCAGCATTTTTAGCATAACGTTCACGTTGATATTCACGGGCCCTTTCACGGTTCTTAGCATAATATTCACGTTGACGTTGACGTTCCTTTTCAGCATTCTTAGCACGATATTCACGATTAGATTCACGTAACTTTTCAGCATTCTTAGCATAATATTCACGTTGACGTTCACGTACCTTTTCAGCATTCTTTTCGCGATATTTACGTTGTTTTTTACGTTGTTTTTCAGGATTCTTTTTGCGATATTTAAGTTCATATTCACGTTGATATTCACGCATGTCTTTGGTTATCCCTCCTTTCCAATTGGAATTATCTTCACCATACATGGGTGGTGGTGGAAATGCCACTGTGGCATTATGGTATTTGTCCCAGCACTTTTCCTTACGATTGTCAAGCAATTTGTTTTCTAATTCAATCATCTCTTCATGAGTACCCGTTGCGAGTATTCTTCTACGCATATAGGATGGAATAGAGGTTTTGGTGAATTTTTCCATTACACTAGACGAGTGAGTGTATGAATCATCTGGTGTTCCTTTGTGGGATCCCAGATAGAACATACGGTTTTTGATATCAAACCATAGGTAAACGAAAGCCTCTTTGTTTCTCATAATAATCGATACACGGATGCTTTCGAAAGACCATATTCTTTCATCAATTCTCTAATCAACACTCCGCTCTCTCGCTTCTGGCGCATCTCAATTACTTCATCATCTGTAAGTTTGGGTTTAGCACCAAATTTCACACCCATCCTTTGTGCTTTTTTTATCCCTTCCTTTTTTAAATTTGACCAATTGTTGTACCTATTAGGTTTCATACCATGTACCCATCCATGGTGCTCTCCACAAAGAGTTATTAGATTTGTAGGATGTTCATAGTCACCAGATATTGGTTTCAGTATACTCTTCTTACAAACAATGTGGTGATCGTGGAGGTTATCTTTGGTGCCACATATGACACAAAAATCGGTAATCATTTTTTGTTTCTCATAATAATCGATACACGGATGCTTTCATCAATTCTCTCATTTACCTGCCGTGTGCCTGTAACGATAAACCGAAGCCACACCGATATTGAGTTCCTTTGCGATCACAGAGGGTTTTTTTCCTTCGGTGTGTAATTTGGCAATTTCAGTACCCAAAGCTCTGGCAGTAGGTTTTCGTCCTTTGTATTTACCTGCCAGTTTCGCTTTACGAACTCCTTCTGCTTGTAGAGTCTTAGCATTATTCCATTGGTTAGGTCTACATCCATGAATCCAACCATGATGATCGGTACACAAAGTTAATAAATTAGTAGGATCATCCATATGTCCTATTGGTTTTATATTGTGTGGAGCAGATTTGGGTACTATGTGATGAATTTGTAATTTATCTTTGGTACCACATATGACACAAAAATCAGTAATCATTTTTTGTTTCTCATAATTTACATTGTATATTTTATGAAACGTTTTTCTTCCTTTTTTGATATTCTTCTTCGGAGCCTGGATATCTCCATGCCCAGACAGCCACAGCAACCATGAAACCGCCTGACCATAGAACAGCAACGAGATTATAAGTGGTGAACCACAGAAAAGCGAGCGAGGATGACATAACCACTATCATGGCGTACTTCATTCGTTGAGGGAAGATTCTCTTCTCAATCCAGTTCGTCAGAAATGGACCGAAGTGTTTGTGATTGTACAGGTAGTCGTGCATACGCTGAGAAGATTTAGAGAAACAATACGCAGAGAACACTAGGAAAATAGAGAACGGTATGCCAGGAGTGACGAACCCGATGTAAGCGAGACCGAGCGAGATCATCCCAGTCGAATACCACAACGCTTTTTTAATACGGGAACTGGCGCTTTTTGAATTGTGTGACATATTCTTCTTCTAGACCTAGTGAAACCATAACGTTTTTTGAGTTGGTATTTTCTAATTGATTCTTACAGTACTTAGCACGATTGTGACTATAATCTACAATTCGCGCATGTTCTGATTGGAGTGGCGTCTTGTCTTCCAGTTCTTTGAACCATGCATGAAGATTTTCTTTGCCCATATGTACAAGATTTTTAATCTCGGTCACATCATCTGT